GTGAAGGTGTGCGAGGGACCGGTGGAGGCGGTGACGCCCTCGGGCTGGCCGGTGCCGGTGCCGTTGACCCAGTGGCCGGCCTGGGCGCGCGCGAGCCGCTGGCCGAGCTTGCGCTGGACCAGGTCCTGGATGTTGAACGCGGAGTCCTGGGCGAGCTCGACGCTCACGCGCAGCGGGTTCGCGCCGGCGCCGGGCGCCTGGTACGTCCAGGAGGTCAGCTCCTTCTCGCCGAACACGAGGTCGGCGCCGCCGGCGGGCGCGGCGTGCTCGGCCACGATCTCGCCTTCGTTGGCGGTGTCGTCCAGGGTCGGCCACTTCAGCGGCGCGCCCGTGGAGGTCGTGATGGTCTCGGCGTGCTCGGCCAGGCCGCCGAAGCGCACCAGGCGGTCCACGAGCTTCTGGCGGAACTCCTCGGGCACCAGGTACCCGCCGGCGGAGTCCACGCCCACGCCCTGGGCGCGGAAGTGGATCATCTCCGGCTCCACGTGGCCGGTGCGGGTGTAGATGTCGAAGGCGCGCTCCAGCGTCTCGCGGTCGCGCTCGGACGGCTCGGTGCGGGCCGCGCCGTACAGGCCGGCGCCGGCGGTGCCCGCGGCCGTCTGGACGCCGGCGCCGCCGGCGACGCCGCGGAGCATCGTCGTGTTCGTGCCCTGCAGCGCGGCCACGCGCGCCTGGACGAGCTGGCCACGCTGGATCACGGCGACCTGCTTCTCCAGGTCCTCGGCGCGCTCCACCTCCTCCTCGGTGAGCTCGCGGCCTTCCGCCTCGGCGGCGGCCATGAGCTCGCGGAGTGCGGCGAGCAGTTCTTCAAGGGTCATTGGACGTGTCCTCTCACTCGGGCGCGAACCCGGATCATCTGAGCGCGCCGGGCGAGCGCCGCGGCGTTGGGGTCGAGCGAACGCAGCGCCACGGAGGCGCCGGCGTATACGGGAAGCGGCACGATGGAGATGTCCACCAGGCGCTTGATCTTGGTGTGCGTGACCATCATCCGGCCCGCCGGCGAGGTCCCCCGCTGCATCTCGCCGGGCGCGAACGCGAACGACGCGCCGGTGACGTCCCCTCGTCGGACCATCTCCTTCAGGTCCTCGGCGAAGGAGGTGCGCGGCAAGTCGATGTCGTAGCGAAGGCCTACGTCGTCGGAGCGGAGCTTCAGCGTGCCGGCGCTCTGTCGGCCGAGCACGTGGGCCATGGAGTGGTTGAAGACGGCGCGGGCGTCCGTCTCAGGGTCGGCCAGGACCTGATCGAAGGCGCCGCGCGCGATCGTCTCGGCCCACCCTTCGTTCGTCGTCTCGGCCACTTCGCCGTACACGGCGGCGTACCCGAACAACGTGTTGCCGTCGCCGGCGAGCTCGCCGCGGACCATCGGCGTGAAGAACTCAGCCATCGGAACCTTCCCCAGTAGCGACCGCATCGGGGTCGGCCACGTCGGAGGTCACCGGTCCGGGCACCGTGTTGGCAGGCACGCGGAGCGCGTCCCCGCCGGCGACGCCGGGAAGGCCTCGCAGCGTGCGCGCTTCGTTCACCGACATCAGGCCAGCGTTGACCTGCTGAATCAGGAGGGCCACTTCATCCTTCGGGTTCGGGCGCTCCAGCGGCGTGAAGTCGAACTCCGCGACGCGGCGCGCGCCGGAGAGGTCGCGGGTCAGGTACTCCTCGAACCGGGACGTCCACGGCATGAGCGTGTGCCGGCCGAGGGCCAGGTTCTGCTCGGTGATCCCGGTCCCGAAGGAGGTGGACTTCTGCATCTGCATGAGCAGGTGCGGCGCGACGCCGTACCAGCGCGCGACCTCCTCAATGGAGAACTGGCGGGACTCCAGGAACTGGGCGTCCGCCGCCGAGAGCGACCACTGGTTCACCTTCAGCTTCCGGTTGATGACCGCGATGTTCCCGGCGTTGCCGCTCCCGGTCATCTGCGACATGAGCTGCTTCTTGACCACCTTCGCCTCGGCCTCGGTGATGTCCTCGCCGTCCGAGGTGACGATGGCCGAGATGAGCGCGCCGTTGGCGAACATGGACGCCGCGGACCGGTCGCCGGCCATGGCCGTGCCGAGGGATTCGCGGGCCACGGCGATCGGGGACAGGCCCATCCGCCCGTCCGTGCTCATGGCCATCACGTGCGTGAGGTCCGCCGAGGTGAGCTGCATCGTCTGGCCGTCGTCCAGCGTCACCGTGAACACCTTGCCGTCCACCGGGCTCACGTCCCAGTCGAAGTGGACGCCCACCTGTGTCGGGTGGACCGGCCAGGCGCCCACCTGGGCGCCGGCGTTGTTGAACAGCTTCAGAAGGAACGCGTTGCCGTGGAGGAGGAGATGGACCAGGACCAACTCCTTCCACGCGAACGGGACCAGGAGTCCTGGTCCCGAAGGGTTGTCGAGCCACGAGGAGACTTGGCGCCGCTCGCCGGCGGCGTCGGTCTCGATCGTGCGCAGCGGAAGCGAGGCGATCGTGCCGGCGATGAGCGCGACCGCGCGCCACACGGCCGAGAGCGTGAGCGCGGTCCGCTCGGACACGACCTCGCCCGTGATCGCGGGGATGCCGCCGAACAGCTCGAACGCCGCCGGGTCCGAGATGGACACCAGCGAGCTACGTTGCAACACCTCACCGGGCGCCGCGTCCTGTGTGGCTCGCTGCCACGGCCATCTCCATGCCATAACGCGAGGTTACTACCGTGAGCCGACTTCACACAGCGGCGAGGGGCGGGCGCTCCTTCACCGGGTGCTTCGCGCGGTCCAGGCCCATGGCCAGCGCGTACGCCGCATCGATCTTGCGCTTCTGCCCGATCTTCTTCAGCGTGAAGCCGGACTGATTCCACTTCGGGATGCCGTTCAAGATCTGCTGCTGGAACGACTTGTCATCGTTCACGCTGATACGCCCGTCTTTGATGTCCTGGTAGAGGTCGCCGAACGCCGGCGTCATGCGCTCCAGGGACTGGGGGATCTCGATCATCGGGACGCCCTCCTCGGCGAGCTGGCCGGCGGGGAGCTCGAACAGCCGCGGGTCATAGGCCAGGCCGCGGAGGTTGTACTCCTCGTCCACCTCACGGATGTACTGCATGATGTCGGTGACGTCCAGCGTCTCGTTGTCGGGCATCCAGATCTTGCACGCGGCGTGATAGCGGCCATCGGGCCGTTGCTGAATGAGGACCAGGGCCGTGGAGTCGCGCTTGATCCCGACGTCCAGGCCGCCGTACGTGGGGACGCCCTTCTGGAGCGCCCACGGGTCGATGAGCGCGCGCCACACGGCGCGGCCGTCCTCGCCCAGCCAGGAGTCCACGCCGTCCACCCACTGGCCCAACCTGAAGATTCTGAAGTGCGCCTCCATGAGGCCCGACGCCGCGCGCAGGGCCTTGATGTTCATGAAGCCCTCGGCCAGCGCGGGATTCGCCTTGTGCCACTGGCGTTCGTCCATGTGGTCGCAGTTCTCATCGGCGGCGTACTCGGTGAAGAACATGCCGGGCATCACGCCGCCGTCGTGGAGCTTCGCGCGGATCCACCACAGGGCGTTGTCCGAGTCGAAGCCGGGCGTCCCGATGCCGGCGATCTTGGACCAGTCGCGCTTGCCCTGGGCCAGCGCGAGGGAGGAGTACGCTGTGAGCGGCTGGAACCCGATCTCGTCCATGATCGCGAGGGAGTAGTCCAGGCCCTGCAACGTGTCGATGTCGTTGGCGATCGGGTACATGCGTCCGCCGCCGAGGGCTTCAATCCGCGGGTCGGAGATGGCCGTGTAGAGCTTGGCGCGGTTGGCCAGCTCGGGCTCGGCCTCCACCATGGCCACGGCCACGTTGTAGACCGACTTCATCGCCTGGCCCACGGTCGTGGCCACGATCGGCACATCGGGGACGCCGGAGGCGCACTTGTCGAAGGTGGCCCATGTGGCGATGGCCGCCAGGAGCGTGGACTTCCCCTGGCCTCGTGGCCACGACGCGATGGCCGCGAACACGTCGTCGTCGCCGAGGAACTTCTTGATCCACCGCTTCTGGAAGCGGGCCAGGCGCAACGGCTTGCCGTGGCCGTAGCCCTTGGGCGCCCGACAGTACGTCTCGATGAACTTGATGCACCTGGTGTGCGGGCGCCGCTCGGGCCACGACATCCACGGGCCCGGCTCCGCCGTGGCGAATCGCTTCCCGGCGTTCTTGTTGCCGACCCTCCCCGCAACGACCATTAGGGACGGTCCAGGACGGTTCGTTTTGGAAGTGAAAAGAAAGGGGACGGCGGGTACCTGAGAGCGTATCTTCTGAACTTTTTCCGGCCGTGAGCTGCGGAATCACTCGATGCTATCGTGCTTCTGCGAATTGTGGAAGCGACACAGGAGACGAATGTTGGCAGGGTCATTCGTCCCTCCCTTCGATAGGGGTTGGCGGTGGTCCCTGGTCTCTGCGGGGTCCGAACAGCCCGGCTTCTGGCACTGGCCAGCGATCGGGATGCTGCGGTACACGGGGTCCCGGTAGGCGGCCCGCTCGGGCCGTAGGTTGCGCGCGTGGTCGTACGCGCGCTGGCAGACGCCACAACGAGGATGCCGGGCGGTCCCAATCGCGAGGTTGGGACAGCCCGGCGTCAGACACGGCTTAGGCGGTCGGCGCACTCCTCAATCCTGCCTCGCCATCCGCACCGCTACACCGAACCCGTGGAGGCCTCGGGCACGACCGGGGGGAGCTCGGCGGCGTCCCCGCGGGCCAGCATGACGCTGAACCCGTGCTGGAGGCCAGGCACGTACTCATCGTCCACGTTGGCGCGTTCGGCCTGGAGGATCGCGGCGGATTCGCGGTACATGATCGATCGGGACGCGTTGAACAGGTGCGCCGAGAGCGGAACGCCGTTGTCCTCGCCCCACCCGCACAGGCACAGGATCGCGTTGCCGTCCGCGTCGTAGCGCATCGCGTGGGCGGACAGGAACGCCTCCAGGGACGTCTCGGTGGGGTCGAAGGGCTCGGATGCGGATTCGATGAGCTGGTCAGTCACGGAAGTACTCCTCCTTGAGGTTGAAGAACGCCAGGACGGCGCCGGGGACGTCCTGGAGCTCGCGGGCGGACAGCTTGGACATCTGGCGGTCCAGGCACTCCAGGCAGACGTCCCAGGTGGACGTTTCGGGGTCGTACGTCTTGCCGCAGTCGTCGCAGACCGCGCGCCGCGCCGCGCGGGCCCGCGGCGGCGTCTTGTCAGAATGAGGCAACGGCCTACCCCTCCCGTGCTGCTTTGAGCCGTTCTTCCGCGAAATGTAGGGCTAGCTCTTTCACCTTGTCCTCGGTAGGCTCGACAGCTACCCAACCGTGAGTCCTCATCTCCATAGCCCACCTTCGGTACTTCGCCTGTCGGGCGCCCTCCGTAGCTAGAGCCGTTCGCTCGTAGTCGCTGACCATAGGTTTCATGGGATGGACACTACCAGATGCCAGGATTCGACGGTTTCCAGGAACCGTGATACCGTGGCCGACATGAACCAATCTGCCTCACGCCCGCGGCTCACCCGCGGCGCACATGACCCCAAGGCCCACGCCTACAACATCGTCGGCCTGTTCTCCCAGATCATTCCCCTGCTCGCCTACCTCGGGCGCACGCTGAACGACACGATGTGCGACCACTACTCGCACCCGATCGCCGAGGCCTTCGGCTCCATCGAAGCCTCGGACGACATCTGCGAACGCTGCCAGAAGCGGCTCTACACGGTCGGGACCCTCATCTCCGGCTCATCCTCGGCCGTGGCCGACTGGACGCCCGGACCTCGCGCCCTTCTGGACGCTCGCCTCGCCATCGCCGCGGCCCGCCGCCTGGTGGACGTCGTGGAGTTCGGCGAACCCGTTGCATGGGCCATGAAGGGCGGAACCGTCGTCACGACGGCCCGCCACGCCATCAACGCCGCCGCCGCGCTCCTGGAAGACCCGGACCTGGAGACGCACAACGCCGCGCGCGACGCCGCCCAGCAATGCCGAGAGATGGACCTCTCCACGTGCCGCGTCGCGCGGAAGCACGGGCTCGAACAGGAGTCGTTCATCATCGGCTTCGTGCTCAAGGCCGCGTCGAAGGCCGCGGACGCCGCCGCCGCGGCGATCGATGTCGTCTGGTCCGAGACGGCCGGCCCCGTTCGCGGTCCCGACCTCGCCAAGCGCGCCGAGGACATCGCCGGCGCCGCCCTCGGCGCCGCGCTGGACGGCGCCGGGAAGCTGCAGGGAACCGGGCGGCCTGAGGCGATGATGGCCGTGGCCACGGGCATCTGCGCCGAATTCGATCGGCTCGCGCGGCCCGCGGAGACTTACGGGAAGGGCACTTCCCAGAAGGCAATGCCGGGCGTGTCGCCCGTGGAAACACCTACCGAGGAGTACGACGTCATGCAGGAACGCAACGGCATCGAAGTGGAAGTGATCGACGTGGACGATTTCGAGTCATCCGGCCTCGGCGATGTCGCCGATGAGGCGATCGGCGACGCCGCGGCGGCCCTAGCCGACCTGGAGCGCGCCGAGACGATCCTGAACGCCGTGGTCGCCGAGCACCGCGCCGTGGAGCAGTGCGTCCGCACCACGCGCGAGGACGGCGCCAACGCCGGCCTGGTCACCGAGTACTACCAGAAGTGCTGTGTGGTGTGCCGCGACGCGAAGGGCCGGCCGATCCCGGCGCCGTGCCGAACGATGCTCATCGTCCAGGCCTACGGCGAGGGCGTGTCGTGATGGACATCAGCGGATACCAGGGTGTGGAGCTCCCCCTGGAGCAGCACCAGGCCGAGGACGCCCCGGCGTTCGGCGGATCGATCATCGTCCGCGTCTGCGCCGTGTGCCGGCGCCCGGACGGTGGCCGCGTCGGGATGCCGTGTCCGGCCGTCCTGATCGCGCGCGCCGAGGGGCGGACGGAATGAGCCTGTTGGTTGCGCTCGCGCTCGCGGCGTCCATCTCCATGGTGAGCCTCGGCGCGCTCGCTGGGATCGCGATCATGGCCGTGGCCGACTTCCGCGGCGGCCACCGATGTGGCCGCCGTGTTCGCTCTCGGCGAACAGTGGTGTCCAGTCGCGGACACCGACCCTTCCGAGGCGGTAGGGTCCGCGTGTAGCTGCGCTGCAGCTGGTCTGGCGTCGATGCCTAGGAAACATCGGCGCCGGGCGAAATCTCCCCGGTCTCCAACGGGATAACTTCAGGGGCCCACTGTACCCGCACAGTGCGGCGATGGCGCGTCGATACGCCCGACTAGCGAGGTCGAAAACACAGGGCGACTGGTTCGCGCGCCCCAGGGGTTACTCCCGACAAGCGAGCTCAAGGAGCGACTACCCGAGCGCCGTTGTCCCCCCGCCGGGGATACAAGGCAGGCCCAGGCGCCCGGACGCAGAGTCCGGCCTGATCGGTGGAGCTCCCGACGCCATCTCGCACTCCGCGGGCGCTGGCACAGGGGGCCGATCACGTGGAGGTACCGCATATCCCGCCCTGGCGGCACGGTAATTCGTGCCGCGGCTGGTGTCCTAACTGCGTCCCAAGTAGACGATGGTCACGAGTCCCCCTCCTGTTCACGTGCATATGCATGTGACAGGAGGGGCATTCGAGCCTTCAACGAACCCAGCATCCGATGGATGAAACGGACATCTCCTCCTCATCCTCGGTCAGGAATTGTCCGACAGGCCTGGGATTACGCTGGTGACAACCGACTCCGGCCCGGCAGAGCCGGAGTCGGCCACGCACACGAAAGCGCCCACCATTCCCCCGGAACGGTGGGCGCTCCTTCGTGCGAGCCCTGGGAGGCCTGAACGAACCCCTACAGCGATGCTACGCCAATTCGTTTCCTCGTGGTGGCCCGCTGGCCTGCGGTTTCGTGGGGTTCCCGGAGGCCTCCGCGTCCGCCTGGCCCACGTGCAACTCCTCGTCCACGCGTCTGGTCACCTCGCCTTCCACGTCGTAGTGCGGCGCCTTCGGCCACCCCAGGAACACACCGAACGGCGGCCAGCGCCGTTCCAGGGACGCGAACGTGACGTACCAGAGGGCCGTCACGAAGGCGTACACGGCGGCGGACAGGGCGTTGATGGTGAGCGGGTCGGACGGGAGCTCGACGCCGGTTTCGCGTCGCAGCCAGCCCACGCCGGCGGTGAGGAACGCGCCGATCACGAGAGTGGTCACGGTTCGGATTGAGCCTGTTGCAAGGTCGGGCATGGGGTCCCCTTCCCTATTCGGTTGGTAGGGATATGCCGCCGGGCGCCGGCGCCGTGGGAGGTGACCGCCGGCGCCCGGACTCTCATGTGACCGGGTTGTCGAAGGCCGCGTTCCAGGTGCGCGGCCCGCACTTCCGGTCGGCGCCGAGGCCCTGGTCCCGCTGGAAGGCCAGGCACAGGGCGTCGTACTCCTCGCCCCACTTGCCGTCGTTGCCGTGGTTGGACAGCCACTTCCGGCCCTTCCCGACGCTCCAGCCGCGCTTGCCGAGCTGGGAGGCCCAGGCCTTGATGTGCGTGGAGTCGAGCTTCCCACCCGTCTTGCGGCCGTGGAGGCCCGAGTGCGAGCGGTCGCTACCGTCGTCGGCGCCGAACCAATGGCCGGCGGGGAGCGGGAACGCGAGGTCGGGTCCGGGCGCCGGCTTCCCCTCGGCCGGCGGCCTGGAGGGCTTCGCCGGCGAGTGGTTGATCCAGTCGTCCGCCAGCGCCGTGTCCAGGTGATCGGAGCGGATGGAGAGGTGGATGTGGTTGTCGTCGGAGGAGTCGGTGGAGTCCTGGAAGCCGTCTCGGCAGTGGTAGTTGCGGCCGTGGAGGTTGGCGTACTTCAGCCAGGGCATGTTGCCGGCGCGGGCGCCTTCCAGGATCGCGTCCTCCAGGCCGGCCACGTCCTCCAGGTCGATGGCGCACACCCAGTCGCCGGAGATGGGGTCGGGCCATTCGGTGGTGGAGAACGGGGTGTGGTCTTGGGGTCGGTTGCTGGTCAGGTGGGCGTTGTTGCCGATCGTGCCGAGGACCGGCACGCCGTTGGCGCGGGCCCACTTCTCGATGTCGGCGACGGGCCGCGCCTTCCGCCATGGGCGCCCTCGGGCCACCCAGTCCTTATAGGCTTGTGTGCTCATGTTCCGACAGTACCCGCAGCGTACGACGGTTAGACGTCCAAGATTGCGGTCCACATGACGGGGATGTTGGACCAGGTTTGCGCGGTCGGGGTGTCGCGGTCGCCGGTGAAGAGGAACAGGCGGAAGCTCGTGGTCGTGACCGTGTCCACTCTGGCGCCCCAGCGGGCCGTGGCGCCGGCGCCGGAGGAGATGACCGGCGCGGGCATGATCGGCGCCGAGGCGAAGGCGACGGGGAAGTTGATGGTCCTCAGGTGCGAGGTCGCCGAGGTGAACGACACGAGCTCGGTGCCGACTTGCCAGATGGCCGCGATGTCGGCGGCTCGCGCCGGCGCTCCGGGGACGATGGCCATGGGTGCCTCCTACAGGGACCAGACGAATGGTTCGGCGAGCTGGACGGCGACGCCGCCGGGGTGGGACTTGACCACGCCGTTGACGGACCGTACGACGGTCCATAGCTGGCTGGAGCCGGAGGGCGCGGCGATCGCGGTCACGGTCATGCGCTCGCCGCCGACCATGACGTCGAACGGGAAGTCGGCCGGGTTCGTGGTCCAGGGCATGGTGCCGTACAGGAACGTGATGCTCGTTTGTGTGGTGCCGATCGTGGAGGCCGTCCGCTTGGTGCCGGTGCCTTCCCAGCGGGCGACGCCGGCGGGCGCGCCGGTGTCGGGCGCCCAGTTGTTCGTGGAGGCCCAGATGTTGG